CACGAATGTACGCGCATGTTTATAATGTGATCGCCAGTCTTACAGACATCATATGCCAGTATTACAGGCTTATAAGTAAAGGTCATATGACAGCCTAATTGTAGATCATTATGCGAAGGTCATGATTGCCATTTCCTTAGATACTAAATAATAACACTCATAATTTACATTACAAGTTCTATTTGTATCACTCTAATATTAGAAAGCATTTCAAATGTTGAACACATCCAAAACTACCAAAGGAAACAAAACCCTAGATAAGGGTGTGATCCCATTCTACACGAAGGAAGCTTTCCCTAGTGATAGTGCAACCAAAGAAGATGACGACGTTGTCGCCATCAAAGAAAAGATGGTTTCAATCAAATTGAAGATTGATGAAACTGAAGGTGAGACTAGAACGAATACGTATAGTCGCCTCGTCAAGAGCATCAAGAATTTTCATGTCGATAAACTTGAACAATTCATGGAAGTGTTTTCGGTTTTGAAAGAAGAGATTCTTCCAGAACTAAACTTTCCTGATGATTCTGCTGAAATCAGAACCTTTCACAAATACATGAGTGTAGTATGTGAAGAACAGGCAGCTCGCCAGTGGAAAAAAATCAAAATGGATGCCAAGAAGGACATCATTAGTTCATACACTACCAATTGTGATGAGACAAAGTCATACTTTATTAAAGTCGAGAATCGTGACGAGATCATCAAAGGAAGAAACTTCACAACCTGGCTTGAAGAGCGTAAGGCAGCAACTGCAGAAGAATTAACCTACATGGACGCCACCTCTGGAACAGAGTTGTACAAATGGTTAGTAGAATCATTTCATTATCGTGTAATTGATTACATGAATAAATTGATCTTCGGTGAAGATGTGCACAAAGTACTTGATGATCAAATTGAATATTTGACAACCAAAATCATCAAGCCATTCGCAATAGGTGTGAAGGTATCCTTTGAAAGGCTTGAACTACTTGAACAGTATTTAAAGTTCTTCCCTCCTACTACGAAGAAGGGTGTATTTCCTACCCTTGAAGCTCATAAGGAACATGAGAACTTCACCATCGCTGAGAATAAGCAGCGAAAGATAAAGTTTAATGTCTTGCCTGAAGAAGCATACCAGCAAAAATTCATCACGGACTGTGAGAAGGATTACTCGCAAATGACGGAAGAAGAGTTCCTCAATGCCGCAATTCGCTTTGAGAAAAGTGATAAGGTAATGCGTGAGAAGAAGTTGAAACTTCAGAAGTCAAGTGACAAGCGTAAGAAAGATTCTACAGCAAGTATGCCGAGAACCGATCAGAATCGCAGCAATAATGGAGCGAAGAAACGTCGCACTGATCCGAAGGATAAGAATGCTAAAGGAGTAGCATTGTACTGTGCTCTTTGCAAAGAAGATGGAGCTCCACAATGGGTATACCAGAATCATAATACCAAGAATTGCAATAAGAAAGAACAGCATGAGAAGAAACTCAGCGGCGGTTCAAGCAATAGGAGTTCTTTTCAACGTGAGATGAAGAAAGAACTCAGAGTTATGAAAAAGAAGTATAAGAAGCTAAAGGCTTCTACGAGAGAACTTCGTGTCAGTCATAAGAAGACAAAAGGCAATGCAAAGAAGTACAAGAATTACAGCTCATCCGACGAATCTGGTGAGATTTCCGATGAATCTGATGATGATTTGTCAGAATACTGAACGAACAGCTCAATTCATGGGGGCGAGAGTCGCTCTGTAAATAATAATCAAAACAAGTCGAATGTAAAATCGACTGTATATAAACATAAAGAAAACGTTAAAGAATTCAATCGGATTGATAGAATTATAGAAGATGATAATCATCAGGTTAAAGAACTGGAGAATGATATTCATGAAAATGAATTGAGATTTGGTTCATCTTTGAATGAGAAACTTGACGATTTAAAAAGAAAACATCAAGAGAACATGACTCCATTGACATTGGTAAGTCTAAGAAAAGGTAAAAAGAATAAGAAGATATTCTTAAACGACAAGAAAGTCTTGTTAGATAGTGGTTCGTCACATAGCATGTGCTCGACACGATGCGCACGAGGTAAGAGTACCTGGTCAGAAAAATCAAATACATTTTCCACTGGAGGAGGAAATTTAAAAACAACACACGAAGCTAAGGTAGCTTTTAGTTTGTCCGAGTTTAGCAATTCAAAAATTATTGAATGGACATTTAGTCTCGCCGATCGTGATGACTTAGGATACGATATGATTATCGGACGTGACTTACTTGGTCAATTAGGAATAATTATAGATTATAAAGATAACTTAATTGATTGGGAAGGAACAAAAATTCCAATGAGAGATTACGAAAGACTTCGTAAACTTAATTTAAGTTCAAAAGATTTGAATGTAATAATTCAAAATACAACTGAACCAATAGTTACTCAGAGAGCAACGGAAAGACTTGTGAAAATTCTAGATTCGAATTATCGCAAAGCAAATCTATTAGAAATAGTGGCCGGAGCCAATCATCTAAATAAAAAGCAAAAAATAAACCTTCTTGCATTATTAACCAAATATGAAGATTTGTTTGATGGAACGCTGGGTGAGTGGAAAACTCCACCTGTTGAATTCGAATTAAAAGAAGGAGAAGTACCGCATAGTCAGAGACACTATCCGGTTCCACATCTTTATAAAGAAACTTTTCACAAGGAACTATTAAGATTAGTAGAAATAGGAGTATTGGAACCAATACAAGAATCCGAGTGGGGTTCACCGACCTTTATTATTCCTAAAAAGGATTTAAAAGTGAGATTCATTAGTGATTTTCGAAGATTAAATGCGAAAATTAAAAGAAAACCATATCCTTTGCCTCGCATCGGAGATATATTACATAATTTGGAAGGTTTCCAATATGCAACATCGTTAGATCTCAATATGGGATATTATCATATTCGTTTGAGTGATAAATCATCCGATATGTGTACGATAGTAACAGAATTTGGTAAATTTCGTTATCTAAGACTTCCGATGGGAGTATCTTGTAGTCCTGATATCTTCCAAGCTAAAATTTATGAATTACTTGGAGATATAGAAGGTACTAAAGCTTATATCGACGATATACTAGTCATTAAAAAGGGAAACTATGACGAACATCTAGTGCAATTAGATGAGGTTTTTCGACGTTGTCAACGTGAGAATATTAAAATCAATGCCGGAAAGTGTCGTTTCGGATTGAAAGAGATTGATTATCTTGGTTATATCATAACACCAACTGGGATTAAACCAAATCCTAAAAAGATTAAAGCTATTCAAGAAATGAATAGACCAACAACAACTACCGAAGTACGACGTTTCATTGGTATGGTACAATATTATAGAGATTTGTGGCCAAGACGCTCACATCTTTTAACTCCATTCACAGAAATATCTTCAGGACCGAAAGGTAAAAAGATATCATGGAATGATGAACTAGAACAAGCTTTTAATGATACAAAGGCTATGATCTGTAAAGAAACATTATTGATTTATCCAGATTGGAATAAACCATTTGATATACACACCGACGCAAGTGATTACCAACTCGGTGCAGTGATTTCTCAAGAAGGGAAACCAATAGCCTTCTTTAGTAGAAAACTAAATAACGCACAAAAGAATTACACAACTACTGAGAAAGAACTTCTATCAATAGTCGAATGCATTAAAGAATTTCGTAATATCCTGTTTGGATATCAAATAATAGTATACTCCGACCATAAGAATCTGGTCCATGCAGCAACGGTAAGCCAATCACAAAGAGTTATGAGATGGCGCATGATTTTGGAGGAATTTGGCCCTGATATTCGACATATCAGTGGAGAAGATAACATAGTTGCAGATGCAATAAGTAGAATACCCACTACTGCCATTGATCAGAACAGAAAAAGTACTGAATTCGAAGATCAAGAGAATGGAAAATTCTTAACAAAATCAAGTGAATTTCTAGTCTTACAGAATGAAGAAAGATTCCCACTCGATATTCCTTTAGTACAAAAGGAACAAACAAAAGAGCTCAATAAAAACAATTCCAAAATAAAGCAACTTTTAAAAACACAATCATCCGGATTTTATAAAGATAAATCTTTATACGATACTGAACTAATTCTTCATGAGAAAAGAATCTATGTTCCAAAATCACTTCGAAGTAAAGTGATTGAGTGGTATCATCATTATTTAAATCATCCCGGAGCGGAACGATTAAATAAAACTTTACAACAAGTCTGCTATTTTAAAGGAATAACAAGCGCATGTCAAAAACATTGTTATCGATGTAAACAATGTCAGATGTATAAAAAGCGTAAGGGTAAATATGGAAAGATACCTACGAAGATTCTAGGTGAACAAGAACCGTGGTCAACAGTTCATATAGATTTAATTGGACCATATTCAATAACAGCGAAGAAACGCTTGCCAGATGGCACCATTGTCGATAACGAATATAAGTTAACATGCATGACATTTTTAGACCCCGTAACAGGGTGGTTTGAGATAGCGGAAGTACCGCAATACTTAGTAAAAGATATAAACACTGAAGAATTCAGAGAATCAATTGATAAATCTTCGGCAAGAATTAGCCAATTATTTAATAACGTATGGTTATCACGTTATCCAAGACCATCAAAAGTTATTTTTGATAATGGTTCGGAATTTAAGAAAGACTTTGTTCCATTACTAAAAGAGTTTAGTATTAAACCAAAGTTAACAACGATTAAAAATCCAACAGCTAATAGTCCTGTTGAAAGAATTCATCAGGTTGTTACAAATATGTTGAAAACAAAAGAACTTTGTTCTCAAATACTAGATCCTATAGATCCATGGGGAGAAATGTTAGCATCGGTTGCTTGGGCAATACGTGCTTCATTTAATACATCGCAACAGGCGACACCTGCCCAATTAGTTTTTGGACGCGATATGATATTTAATTTAAAGTCATTGATTAATTGGAAAACAATGGCTCTTAAACGTCAACAGAAAGTAGACATAGCAAACAAAAGAGGAAACGCAAAACGTATAGATTTTGACTATAAAGTAGGACAGAAAGCCTACGTTGTAATTACAGATATACATAGAAAATTGCATGGTCCTAAGAAAGGACCTTATTTAATTACAGAAGTATTTACAAATGGTAATGTACGCATTCAACGCGGTGCCGTTAATGAACGTATCAACATACGCCGTTTAGAACCACACTTTGAATAAGTACTCCACAATTTGGGGGGCGAGTGTGACAAAAGTAGTTTATCTTGTCACGACTCGTTAGTCACGAGCGTCATACACGAATGTACGCGCATGTTTATAATGTGATCGCCAGTCTTACAGACATCATATGCCAGTATTACAGGCTTATAAGTAAAGGTCATA